CGAATGTTGAACCTGCGGCAGTTCGACCGACACTACCAGCGTTGGAGTTGTTAGAAGTAACGCCCGAGAACGCAACCTGTGGTTCGTTGAACATGGCTTCTGCACCAAGAGCACCACCGTCAGTAGTGGTGGCGTACTTGGTACGCATTGCAAAGATCAAGCCTGTCGGAGCCGACATAGCCTGAACGCCGCAGATGTCGTATGCCATTAGGTTGGGCATAGCGCGACGAACCAACTGGATTAGAATTGGATCGTAGCCCTGAATTTGAGCGGACGAATCGCCCGCGCCACCCACAACGCCGGTTCCACTCATGTTGCTGGTTGGGCCTTCGGTTAGCATCTGCTGCTTGATTGCCTTCTCCTGATTCTCTAGGAGGGTGGCAGTTACGGCGCGACGATGGGGATCTGCAATTGCAGCCATGTCGGCGTGGTCTAGAACAGGCTTCCACTTGCGGAGAGCGTGTTCGGTTAGCATCTTGTCTTCCATGATAGTGACTCCTTTGGTTGTTTAACAGTCGGAATTGACTGGAAAGTGTGAATTGAAAAAGTGAAATTTAGTCCTTGCTCTTGCTCATGGACTTGAGGTAAGCCTCCATGAGCGGAGAAGATTCAGAACCTTCCTCGTAGGACTCTTCTAGAGTCTCTTCTTCGGCAGATTCGGTGGCGGTGCTACCAATGTTCTCAATGTTCTCGCGGAGAACAGAGAGTTTTTCGGCAAACTGCTCTACGGACTCAAACTCAACGCTCTCGGCTAGATCGCGTAGTTTTTGAATCTCGGTGTCGGTTAGTCCTTCAGCCATTTCGCGGAACAGGAGTTCGCAACGGAGTTGTTCGCACTCTTCGTTGATCTCCATGTTCTTGGCAACCTGACCGTCTAGTTCGCTCTTGAGGCTCTCGTAGTCCTCAACAGTGGACTCAAACAGATCAAGTTTCTCTTCGGGAATTTCAATGTACGACTCGGCAAACACGCCCTTGAGACGCTCAATGAATCCTTCGGTGATCTCGGTGCGAAGACCGTTGCTGACAGCCAGACGGTTCTCCTGCATCCACTCTTCCACCACATAGTTGAGGTACTCATCAATACGCTCAACCATTTCTTCGGTGACGGCGAGAGTGTGCTCTTCTAGTAGAGTCTCGTACTTGGCTTGAATCTCTTCCTCAATCTCGTCAACGCGAGACGCAAGGTGAGCCTCAAACAAGGTAGCGGCTTCGGTCTTGAACTCTTCGGTTAGTTCCTTGCCAGCGAACAAGGTTTCAATGCTCTCCTTCATGGAGGGCTTCTCTACCTTGCCGTTGGCATCGCTCTTCTTAGCCTTGATGGTAGCCATGTTCTTGCCAGCGTTTGCGTTGTGCGGCTCTGGAATCTTTGCACCCTTCTTGTTAGCATCGTGACTAATGTCGGTAGATGCGTAGTCAGAAGCGGCTTCCTTGACTTCCTTCTTCTTGAAAGAGAACTTCTTCATGGGCTTGTCTTCCTCATCAGCGTCTTCTTCGTCTTCGTCTTCAGACTCTTCGTCCTCTGACTCGTCTTCATCTTCTTCCTTGGCTTCTTCTAGTTCGCCTTCGTACTCTTCCTCCACAACCTCTTCCTCCACAACCTCTTCCTCCACAACCTCGTCCTCACCCTCTTGGGCTTCGGTGGGTTCTTCGGTGGGTTCGGGGTTTTCCGCAAGGAAACCTTCGCCTAGAATTACCTTCTTGATGACATCTTCAATGTTTTCGTTAGCCATGACTGGAGTTCTCCTTTAGAATATGTAGACGCTTCAGAGTTTTGAGATAAAGTCTTTGAACAGGTGGATTGCTTGCTCTTCCAAGCGACGAGATGAGGTTTTTTTGATGATCTTTTTGTAGTTTTCAATCACTACAGGCTTGAGAACCCCATTGTCCCAAATCCATTCCTTGCCTTCCATGATACCGTTAACAAACGCATTGGGTGCGGAGGGATCAGCCACCACATCCACTGCTGCAAGCATGAAGTCCTCTTGCACCACATTGACTCCATCCTGTTCCTTGAGACTGCCCATGCCACGAGAAGAAACGCCTAGTTTGGCTCCTTCGTCAATCAGATTCTTTACAATCTTGCCATAGGGGGTGTCCATGATCTTGGCTTCACCAATAATCTGCTTGCCGTCCACGGACAGATTCTTGATGATGTGAGACACGCGCTCCAGGTTTACGGTTGGGCCTTCGGGATGCCCAAGTTCACCCATTGCACGGTTCTGCTTCACATACTCGTTGTTGTAGCGTCCAATTTCCTGCTCCATGATTGCACCGGGATACACGCGACCGTTACGGTTCTTGGTATCCGATTCCATGAATACACCCTTAATGAAATAATTCTTCTGACCGTTCTTTTCTTCGGTCAAGACTTGAATTTCACTCTGGGTTGTTTCGGTGATTAGTTTCATTAGTTGCCTTCAGCCTCTTCGTACATGGACGGCTTTTCGCTCTTGGTCTTCTTCTTCTTGGTTTCTTTCTTGTCTTCGCCGTCTTCGCCATCGCTGTACATGCCCATCTTCTTGTCTTCATTAAACACGGCTTCAGCCACGGCTACACGCTGCTCGTCTAGCAGGAGGGAAGCCTTGGCGTACAGGGCATTGAATACATGCTCCTTGGCATCGGCGTAGTTCTTTTCCAGTAGGGCTTTTGCGATCTTTTTGTTGTTGTCCATTGGTTCTCCTTGTCAGACCTTATTTATTTAGTATCCGCTATATTTCTCGTAAAATAGTGGAGTTTAAAGCATCATTCCTTGGGGTTGCCAAACTCGTCTTCTTCATCGTCTCCCCCGACTATTTCACCAATTGTCACATTGGGAGCAGAGGGGGCTTGGGTTGTGTCTCCACCCATAGCAGCCTCGGGAGATGCGCCTTCGGCTCCAGCGGGGGTCATCTGCCCTTCGGGGGGTAGAATCTTGCCCTCTGCCATTTCACTCTTGATAGCGTTGTCAATCTCCTCAATGTCTTCCGCAGTCTGCTTTAAAATATGCCGACGCACAAAATCGCGGGAGTAGTACTTGCCCACAAAGTCTTCGGCATCCCGTGCGCTCTGTAGACGATCCTTGAGCACTTCGCTTTCCTTGAGTTCGCTGAAGTGGGAGTCCATGTTGAACTTGAACGCAATCTTGGGTTCAATGTCCGTCCACTCGTCTTCACGAATAACTCCCTTGAGAACCAGTTGTACGCGCAGCAGGTTCAAGAATACTTCAGAGAACTTCATGCGAAGTCGTTCCACAAACTTGAAGAACTTTACTTCATCACGGCTAATTTCAGACGCACGACCAATATTAAAGCCTGTGTTTTCTTCTAGACGGGAAGTAGGCACATTAAGCGACTGGAACAGTTTCTTCTGGAAGTACTTGACATCTTCCATTTCACCAAGATTCTGACCGCCCTGTAGAGTGCTGACTTCTGTGCCCTTGCCGCCTTCACGACGAGGCATCCAAAAGTCTTCCAACATGGACAGGTGCTTGCGGCTATCAGTCATTTCTCCTGTAGCGGGATCGTACATGAGTTTGCTGCGATACCGCTGCATAAGCCCGCGCACATACTCTTCAGCCTTTTGCTTGGGTAGATTACCCACATCCACATAGAAAATACGGCGTTCAGGAGCGCGAGCCAAACGATAGATTACCACTGCGTCTTCAATCATACGCAACTGGTTGAGTGACTTGATTGCCTTGTGCAGATAACCTAATATTTTCTTGCGTCGTGAGTCAAACAATCCGCTGTGGACAAAGCAGATAGCGTCAGGATTAATCTTGAGTCCGTCCAAGGTCATGCTAGTGGAAGCCTGATCCTGTTCAGCGTAGATGTAGAACTCTTCAATTTCTGACACCAGTGAAACACTCATGGGGCTATTTCCCATATTTCCACTGCCGGTGGTTGCGTTGAGTGGCTTCTTCTTTACTCTGCGAACCTTGCGAATTTTCACAGGATCAATAGGACGCAGTTCAAGAATACCCTTCTTGCGGTTCTTCTCGTCAATAATAATGTGGTAATACAGGCGGCTTTCCACATACCACTTGCGGAACACTTCGTAACCACGACGAGTAAAGTCCAGCAGATTCAGCACCTCGTGGAACTCGTCCTCAATCTTGTCTTTGATGGCTTTGGACTGCTTGACCGAAGACACATCAATCTTGACTGCATCCAGTGTGTCGTTGTATACAATGCTCTCGTTGCAAATATCTGCAATGGCACTTTCACATTCAGGGTGTAGTGCCATCTCGCGGTACTTGTAGATGAGTTCAATGTCTGACTTTACTGAACCGTCAAAGTCAACATACGCTCCGAAATATCCACCCACTTCAACAGGGGTTGCACCGTCATCGTAATCAGGAGGGACAAAAGAAACCGGCTTCTTGAGGAGTTCCTCAGCAGAAGCCGGTTCTTTACCGTCCTTTTTTCCGATACTAAAACCGAACAGGTTGATTGCCATAATGTAATTACCTTTTTAAAAAGGATTAGAAGCCAATACCGATGTTGATGCCCAAGTTCTGTAGTAGTCCGTTCAGGTTGATGCCTACGCCGCTGCCAACCGCAGGAACCGCAGCACCCGGAGCAGCCTCCCACCACGAGTAGTTCAGAGTCACAGGGAATTCAGCGATAGAGTCGTTGTTCTCGTAGGACAGGTCAATGGTTCCTACTTCCGCAGGGAAGCAGCCAACAAAACTGTAACTACGCAGCGGCTCACCGTCACGATGGAGTTGAGTCACCGACCAAGTAGGCATGAACTCCATGAAGTTACGGGGAGCAACATTGGAGGTGTGCGAGTTAAAGATTGCACTCCAGTTCTCAAATGCCGAGCGTAGAGCAAGGTTGGCATCAGAGATAATGGTGAGCGACCAGTCTTGGAAGGTACGGTCGCCGGGTAGTTTGATGCGGCGACCACGATACGGAACCTCAATGGTTCCTAGTGACGAAGCAGGAATCTGAGCAGCCTTGCACAAAAACGAGATGGCTCGGTTATTTGAGTATCCCGGAATTGTGCCGTTGACCACGAACAGGTTTGTGCGTACACCACCGCCTGCAAAGGCGTTCACAAATCCTGAAATGTTATTGCTTGGATCTACTGGCATTTATTTGCTCCTTTTGTTATCCGTAGTATCTATACGATCAGCCGCCAACTTCTGTGAAGTTTACGCCAGTCTTGGTGGCGACAAAGTTCAACTGGATGAAGTTGATGCTGCGGGTTGGCTTCACGAAGATATCGGCTACAAACTCGTTGCGGTCGATTACTTCGCCTGTGTTGTTGGTGTCATCGCACACCACCTTGAAGTCGGTGATGCCACGACGCTGTTGCACAGTCTTGAGGAACGGAACCACCAAGTTCTTGAACTGCGCTCGGGTAAACGCATCGTTCTGTTCAAACAGGAAGAACTTGCTTGCGGTGGCAATTGCCTTCTCAAGCACGATGAACAGGCGACGCACATTGATGCGATCAAATGCGCTTGGGCGGGTCTGTGCGGTCTTGTCACCGAACAGGATTACGCCTTCGCCGGGGAACGACACCACAGGATTGATCTGACGGGTGTACAGTTCGTCGCGGTGTGCTTCGGTTGACGGGTTGTACGCCAACTTGACCACATTCTTGACCTGCCCACGGTTAAATCCTGCGGGTGAGAACCACGCTTCGTTGGTGAACTCGGTACGAGCCACTAGACCTGCAATATCTGCGTTTAGTGGCACGGTGCGAATCACATTGTTGTAGGTGTCTAGTTGGTACTTCCAACCGCTGTCTAGAACTGCGTAAGACGAGTTGATGTTGAAAGTGCTGTCGCGGAAGGTCTTGAGCGAGTTCAAGGCTTCGTATGGTAGTTTGCTGACCACATCGGTGGATGCGGGAGACGCAAATGCCATGCAGTCTAGACGCTTTTCGCAAATGTTGTTTACGACCAGTTTGGCTAGAGTTGCAGAAGCGTTGCCTAGTGGTAACAGAGACACATCCACGGTTTCTGCGTCAGCAAAGTAACTCCAACCGTCGTTCCAACGCTCTCCGTCTGCTGGTGTGCTGTCTGCACCCTGAGTAAGACCTAAAGAGATTACATTGTGACCCACAAGACGAGCACCAGCGATTCCGTTTAGAGTAGTCCAATCAGTCTTGGTGGAAACTCCACCAGTGTTATCTGCCAAATCTGCCTGAATAGCGTAGATGTAGTTGGACTGATCTCGGATCACATTCTTGTAGTAGTTGCTTGATCCGTCTGTGTTTCGTGCATCGCTTGCACGAGACACGGCTTCGTACTTCTCCAGTAGTGTTCCGGGAGTTCCTGTCCACTTGCCGTCGTTGTCAATCACCAACACGCTAATCATGTCACCGGAACCGCCTTGAGCCGCTGCGTAGTTTGTAGTGGTTGCAACAGTATTTACATAGTTGCTGTACACACTCTTTACTTGGAAAGTCATACCAGCAGTCTGTGCCTTTGGCAATCCGTTTTGGAAAGACAGTCTAATATTGCCAGAAGAAGTTAGTCCACTAAATTCGTTGTTTACTCCTGTTACTCCTACTACACTATCAAGCAATACTGTGGTTCCATCGTTGAATATAATGGAATCGCCTTTGGTGAAATGGTATTTGTAACTGCTATTCACAGCAGCAAATGTCAATCCAGTTGCACCAAAATCCAAAGCAGCACTGATTGTCATTCCGGTGCTCACTCCAGCATTGGCGTATCCTGTGAGTCCGTTACCAGCAACAACAACCACCTTGAGGCTGTTACCAAGTGCACCGGGATATTTGGCTGCAAATACTAGACCATTAGCCGCAGCAGTAGTTACAGCGGCAACAGGAGCATCGTATTCGCTTTCGTTGAAAATATCAAAAGTACCACCACTAAATCCACCGGTGATTCCAACAGCAGCATTGGCGGCACTAGCACCAACCACACGCACAACTTGAATGTTGTTGCCGTACTGTAGGAAGTTGGCAGGGGTAAAGAAATCCACAAAGTTGGTGCTGTCTGGCTTTCCAAACACATCAGCCAGTTCGCGTTCAGATGTAACTGTCACGATTTCTTTGCATGGTCCCCAGTAGAAGTACCCAGCGTAACCGCCGGGAGTGGTTGCTACTGCGGGTACAACTGTGGTCAGGTCGATTTCTTTGATGCTTACGCCGGGGCTTACTCTAAATGCCATTGTGGAATCTCCTTAGTCTGTGAAGCACGGGGTGTGTGTATCGGTACTTCTACCTGTATGTATTATTTGGTTTTTTCCTGTAAACTGCCGTTTAACCCCGCTCGTCGCCCCAATTCCATGCTGTTCCGCTGTCGTCTACGGCGGTTGTTGAGTCAGAACCGTCGTCCACGAACCCAAAAGGGGTCATTTCTTCTTCTAAATTTTTCATTTGGTCTTCGTACAGGTCTTTACGAATATCACTGCCTGTAATATCTTTAAAATACGCTTGGGTAGTTAGCCAAGAAAACAGCACCAGAGTCATGGCTAAATCGTCGTGGTGGTTGTCTTCGGCTTCAAACGAGTCGCCTTTAGCCACAAAAGTACATAACTCGTCCACCACACCAAAATCTTCAACTATGAGTTTGGTGTCCTCAATCAAATTTTTGAGAATGGAGCACCCAATACGCTTCACGGCTGTGGAGGTTTTTACCCCCTTCATAGCCGAGCCGCCCTTGCCGAAACCACCGTTCACTATCTGTCCCTTGCGCCCCTGCATCTGCACATAGATCAGATTGTCGTACTCTAAATCGTCATGCAGAATGTCGGCTACCTGTTGACCAATATCGTTGATTTCCACCAGTACATACGCATTGTTGTACTGCCGTGCCACAGGATAGATGGCATTAGGGTACAACATGGGAGCCAACTGGTTGTTTCGGAATGTGGCAACCACTCGGTACGGGATTTG